TTTAACAAATTAAATCAAAAGGTTTTTCTATGAGAGGGGAAGGGGGCTCAAATTGCGAAGTCCGCAGTTTGGGTGGGAGGGTCAAAATTCCCCCTCAAACTCCCCCTTACCCCTGCCACGCTTAAATGCAGAAATACAAAATGCAAAGGCGAAAAGGCAAATACAGAAAGGCAAGGATAGAAAATTTCGGATTGCTGCGTGTTCGCTCGCCCTCAGCAGGTGCAAAAAGACAGAAAAAAGACTACAGAAGTGTAAAACCACTGAAACCGAGTTGATGAGAAGCGAAGCTTATCATAACTCTAGCTTTAGGAACGAAAGAGGGCTTAGCTCTCTGAAGTGGTCTTTAGGATTTGTAAAAATCCTAGTGAAAACAGATAGGGGGAGGTTGCGAGCTTCCCCTCCATCGTTTGATGATGGTTTGCCGAAAAAAAGAGTTTTTTCGGGGCTAAGGTTTTGACCCACCCACCCATTGTGTTAGGGGTGGTTAAACCCCTTTTTTGGAAAAGAAGAAAGTGGGTCTTAGGATTTCACAAGAAATCCCAATAAAAATAAATATATAAAGGAATTTAGAGTCATGGATCTAGAAAAAGAAAATATTTTTTTAGAACTCAATTTTAGAAATGAATCTCAAGGAGAATCTATCGCTAAAGAAGTGAAGATCTTGCCTGTTGGTAAAGAAATCCAAGGGATTGATGGGAGGAAGTTTGCAGTCGATGGGGAGGAAGTCTTAGAGGCTTTGAAAAAAGAGCCTGCAGATTTAATGCTTGATCTCAATCATGACTCTAAGGGCGAGGCGATGGGCTGGTTTAAAAACCCAAAGCTCAAAGAAGATGGGATTTATGCAGAGCTAGAGCCTACACCTAAGGGCAAGGAGCTCATTGATAACAAGCTTTATCGCTATCTCTCGCCTGCTATTTTTGTGCAAAAAGAGGGCGATGTCGCCAAGGCAGTTAGAATCCATTCTGTAGGGCTTGTCAATCAGCCTAATTTAGGTGGGCTTGCCCTCAATTCTCAAGAGTCTTTTAAAGAAGAGAAACCAAATCAAAATAAAGGAAAAACAATGGCTACAGACCAAAAAGAAGAAGCATTGAAAGATGTGATAGAGAAAAAAGAACAAGAACTCACAGAGCTCAAAAACCAACTCGAAGCACTCAACAAAGAGAAAGAGAAGCTCTCTAAAGAAAAAGAGCAACTCAGCAAGGAAAAAGAAGCCTTGGCAAAAGAAAAAGAAGTTTTAGAGAAAAATGCTCGTATCCAAAGGGTGGAGCAGGCTATTTTGCTTGGTGAGCTCTTGCCTAAGAGAAAAGAGGAAGTCTTAGAGCTCAACAGTTCTGAATTAGACAAGCACCTTGAGATTTATAAGATTGAAGCTCAAAACACACTCAAGACTTCTGCGCTCAAAGACAACAAAATCAATCCTGCACCAACAACTGAAGATGCACTCTCTCTTGAGATCAAAAGACAGCTTGGCCTTGGTGCTAAAACAGAAATTATATAAAGGACAAACAAATGAAACTCGATGCTACTACGATTGCAGAAATCTCCAAACAGCTCAACGCTCTGTTTAATGGAGCCCTACAAACTCAAAAGGGCGATTACAACAAAATTGCTATGGAAGTGGTCGCTAAGACCATTAGCGTGGATTATCGCTGGCTTGCAGCGCTGCCTTCAATGCGAGAATGGGTGGGGGATAGGGTCTTAAAAGAAATCTCAGGCTATAAATATGAGATCTCTAAAAAGAATTTTGAGAGCACCATTAAGGTCGATAGAGATGTGATTGCCTATGATTCTTTAGGCATTGTCGCACTCCAAATCAAAAATATGGCAGAACTTGCTGTGCAGCATTATGATGAGCTTGTGTTCCCACTTTTGGAGAGTAATGGGACTTGTTATGATGGACAAAAATTCTTTTCTGATTCGCATATGGTCGGCTCTAAGAAATTCACAAACATTGGCACTAAAGCCCTCACACAAGCTTCTTTTATGGAAGCAAGGTCGCAGATGAGAGGGGTGGTCAATGAAGAGGGCAAGCCTTTGAGGATCAATCCATCGCTTCTGATTGTCCCTCCTGAGCTTGAATACAAAGCAATGGAAATTTTGCAGAAGAGCCCACTTGCAAATGGCGAGGGGAATATCACTTTGAATATGGCAGAGTTTTATGTTTGCCCTTATCTCACAGATCCCAACGCTTGGTATTTGCTGGATACAACCAAATCCATCAAACCCTTTTTGGTGCAGAAAAATAAAGAAGTGGAGTTTAGTGCATTGGATAAGCCTGATTCGGATGCTAATTTCATGCGCAGGGAACTTATCTATGGGATTGATACAGAAGACAACGCAGGTTATGGGCTATGGCAGCAGGCTTTTAAATCTGATGGCAGTGCCTCTTAAGGAGAAAAGATGATAAACAACAGAGAACAATCCAGAAAGCTCAAAGCAGAGCTAGAGCTTAAAACAGAAGCTTCTGTCGCTCTTAAAAATGGCGAGAATATCAACAAAGTTCTTGAAACTCTAACAAGTATCCAGACCACACTTGAAGTTTTATGCCAAAAGATAGAGATTTTAGAGGGTAAAGCAAAGCCCCAAGAAGATGAGTCAAGCTCCAAAGACTCAAAAGATGACTCAAAAGATAAGGCCAAGGCAAAATAATGGATACCCTTGCCCCCACCACTCTGCAAACAGATAGCACACAAGAAGCACAACACCCTTTGCTCACAGAGCTTTTAGAGCGAGCCAAGGGGAGTTTGGAAAATGAAGAAGAAGTGAGCTGCAAGATAGCGCTCAAGGCTCTATCCGAGATGGAGGAGGCTGTTTGCAAAAAAAGAGTGCCAAACTTTGTAAAACTAGATTTTGCAATGGTGCGCCTCAAGCTCTGGCTAAAAATCGGCTTGTCTGAAGAAGATGAAATGCTCTTGAATAAGGCTTTAAAAGCTATTGAAAACGCTCCTTTGGCGCAAATTGAGGGACTAGAGAGCGCAAAGTGTTATTTGGTGAAGGAAAGAGAGTTTTTGGTATGAGAATCTCAAAGCTTATCCAAAAATTTGAATCCATCTTTAAAACCCTCACGCCCCTAAGCTCGCCTAGCCTAACCCAAAAAGGCAAATATTATGTCCTAGAGGGGGTGTCAAAAGGGCAGAACCAAACCTTTGAAGCAGATTTTAAGGTCTTGATTGCGTTCAATTCTTTAAACAAGGATATGGCAGCAGGGCTTGAAAATCTAGACTTAATACTCCAAGAGATCCAAAACGCGCAAGCCCCTGACTCACAAACAAGGATTATCTTTGAGAGTTTGAAGCTCTCTAGTATTCATGAGGGGCTGTTTGTGTATGCAATCGATTTAAAAATGAGGATAGCCCAATGAAAGAAGTGATCTCTCAAGCAATGGCTCTCATCAAGACCCACGAGGGCTTTAGCTCTAGGGTTTATGCAGACACTCTAGGTGTTCCTACCATTGGCTATGGGAGGAATCTCAAAGCTTATCCTTTGAGCGCAGCTGAAAAAGAAGCCTTGATAGATGGGGAGTGGAGCAAAGAAGAGGCAGAGGCTTGGCTTTTAGAGAGAGTGGAAGCACTTTATGAAAAGCTTTTGGGCTTTAGCTGGTTTGCCCATTTAGACAAAGAGCGTCAAGCCATTTTACTGGATATGGCTTATAACCTAGGGGTTAAGAAGCTTTTGGGGTTTAAAAAAATGATTGAGGCTCTAAAAACTCATGACTATATCAGTGCGGCTAAAGAGATGAGTGCGAGCCTTTGGGCAAAGCAGACAAAGAGCCGAGCCCTCAAGCTCTCAGCATTGATGGAATCTATACAAGGTTTTCAAGGAGGTTTTGATGTTTGAATATTTGAAATTGAAGTTTTTAATTGCAGCCATTTTAGTTCTGCTCGCTCTCTTTGGAGCGCTAGAGCTTTATGTGAGCCATCAGATCAAGACAGGTATCAAAGCAGGGCTAGAGCTAGAGGGATTAAAAAATGCCCTTGCTTCTCAAAATCAAGCCCTTGCAAAAAAGAGCTTGGATACACAGAGCTATCTCAAGAGTATGCTAGCCAAAAAAGAGAGTGTATCGACCAAATATAAGACCATCTATGTCCAAGACAAAAGCTGCACAAGCCAGCTAGAGGGGGTGAAAAATGCGCTGGATTTGTTTTATCACAGCTCTATTGATTCTACTTGAGGGTTGTGGCTACCCTGTGTATGAAAAGGTATATATCCCCACTCATTGTGAGATCCCTTTGAGAGAAAGACCACAAAAGAGCGAGGATTTGGTAGAGAATATCAAGAATCTCTTGGGGTATGTGGAGTTACTAGAGAGTGATTTAAGGTTTTGCGTGGGAGGGTTAAGACCTTAACATATAGGGCTTTCTTGTTCTTTTAACAAAATGAATCAAAGGTTTTTTGTTTTTAAAAGCTTTTGTTTTTTTAATCTCAAAAAGGGGTTTATCCTCCCCTAACCCCTCCTTAACCCCGAAAAAACTCTTTTTTCGGCAAATAAGGAGGGGAAGCTCGCAACCTCCTTGCTAGCAAAAAGCCAGCGACTACACTTCTGTAGTCTTAAATCTGTCTTTTTGCACCACGCAAGGGCGAGCGAAAACAAGGAACGAAAGAGGGCTTAGCTCTCTGCAGTGATCTTAGGGATTTTTAATCCCTAGAGTGGTCTTAGGATTTCACAAAGAAATCCCAGATAAAAACAAAAATAGAAAGAGTGCAGGAGAAAATGGAAAAGGATTTAGTGTTTTTGGGAGTGTCATTGAGAGAATATATCCCCTATTTATTTATCTTGATTTTAGGGATCTGTGTGGGGATCTTATTTGTCTTGAGGACAATTCAAGAAGTTTCCATCAACACAAAAAGCAGGAGGTGGCAGTATGTGGTCTATGGCGTTGGCTCTTCAATGCTGACTACTTGGATTGCTTATGAGCTACTCAATTATTACACACATTTCCCGCTTTCGCTCTCTTCTGCACTCGCTGGGGGCGTGGGCTTTATCGGCGCAGAAACTGTGTCTAGATTGGTGATTCGGTTTTTTGAAAGTAAATTTAAGTAGAAGGGGGGTAAAGACTTTGTCTTTGCTGCCCTTGTGTTCTTTAACAAAAATGAAATCAAAGGGTTTATATCTTTCAAAAATACTTTTTTGAAAAAAGAAAAAGCCTTTTAGAAAATAGGAAAGTGGGTCTTAGGGATTTGAAAAATCCCAGTGAAAAATCAATATGAAAAGGAAAAATAAAATGGCAAATAACGCAAATAAACAAAAAGAAAACCTCTATTTCAGTGGGGGTCGGGTCGAGATTGCAGTATTTAAAAACGATGGGAGCTTGGATACTCCTTTTAATCTAGGTTGTATTGAGCTGACTTTAAACAGAGAGATCACTAAGGCCCAAGCTTTTAGCAAAGAGCAAGGAAGCAAACAAAAGATCGCTGAAGTCATCACTGATGAAAACGTAACGCTCAAGATGAAATGCAACGATTTCTCAGCACAGAATTTAGCTCTAGCACTTGGAGCTAAGGTCGAAACATTAGAGGTCAAGACAGGTGAGGCGCTGCCTTTTGGAGGGAATGCGACCAAGGACACGACCCTTTCTGTGCTCAAAGCAGGGAGTGTGGGGATTGTGCGGGCAAAGATTACTTTTATCAGCACGCCTGTTTTGAATAAAAAAGTCGCTGCTGTGATCCATGAAGCCAATATTTCAATGAGTGGGGATCTGGCGTTGATGAACGATGGTGATTTTGCGACTTTGGAGCTTGAGGGCAGTGCAAATGCCACGGATGCAGGCTATTACACGCATTATATCATCGAAGAAGAAAGAGATGGGACGCCCAAAGCTCCCAAGGCATAAATGGATTCAATAGAGGGGGCACTGCCCCTTGTGTTCTTTAACAAAAATGAAATCAAAGGGTTTTTTCACTCAAAAGGCTTTTTTAATTTCAAAAAAGGGGTTTATCCTCCCCTAACACAATGGGTGGGTGGGTCAAAACCTTAGCCCCGAAAAAACTCTTTTTTTTCGGCAAACCATCATCAAACGATGGAGGGGGAAGCTCGCAACTTCCTTGCTAGTTAAAAGAGGGGAAAAGCACTACTGCAATCTTGTATCCCTCTTTTTGCACCCTTGGCTTTAGGGCGAGCAAAGGCGATACAATCCGATATTTTCGCCTTTCTGCATTTTGCCTTTGCATTTCTGCCTTTAAGCGTGGCAGGGGTAAGGGGGAGTTTGAGGGGGAATTTTGACCCTCCCACCCAAACTGCGGACTTCGCAATTTGAGCCCCCTTCCCCTCTCATAGAAAAGAGTTTTAGCTTTTTAAATTGAAAAAGAAAAGCAGTCTTAGGATTTCACAAGAATCCCAAAACCTTTAAAACTGAGTTGATGAGAAGCGAAGCTTATCATAACTCTATCCTTTAGGAACGCAAGAGGGCTTAGCTCTCTGTAGTGGTCTTAGGATTCTTTAGAATCCCAGATAAAAATAAAATAATGACACAAGGAGTTAAAAATGGAAAATTTTGTTTATAAAATCAAACGCAATTATGTAGTCTTTGAAGATGAAAAAGGAACTGCCTTTAAATATTACCAACCCAATCAAAGACAAGTCTTAGAGATCTCTAGGGCAAATGGGCTAGAAGAGGTGTTGGGAGCTAATGAAAAGCTACTCAGAGAGAATCTGGAAGCTTGTGATGATGGAAAAAATTTGGATAAAAAAGCAGCAAAAGAAGCCAAAGAGATCTTTATTTCTGAGCTCTTAGAAAACTCTACTTTAGAGGAATTTTTCTCTGTGATGGCAGAAGAATTTGCCAGAACAAAAGAAGTCAAAAGAAAAAACTAAGGTTGTGGGCAAAGGAGCAGGCATATTTGTCTAAGGATAAAAACTCTGTTCTTTTAGCCCACGAATTGCAAGACTTAGAAGAAATTTTGATTGCTTCTTGCTTTGTGCTTGCCCAAAGGGTCAATGGAGGGGGTATGAGTTTATGGAGTGAAGTGGATTATTTGATTGTCAAAGATTTTTCTAAGAAATATGATTTGGATTCCATAGAAGTCTATGGAGTTTTAAAAGAAATGCTCACAGAGTTTGAAAGGGTGCGAAATGATTGAGAAAAAAAGAATAGGAATTTTAAAAAGATTCTTGAACCTTTTTTTGCCTGTTTTTGGGATTGTCTGGATCAAGGTCTGGATTCAATGTCAGCAAAATATCATACTTCCCATCACCAGTATGCTGGAATTTTTTCAATTCATAGCCCTTTTTAAAATAAAGCTTGGCTTGAGGGGTTTGAAGGAATTGGGCTTTGGCATTTTCATCAGCTCGCTTGGCTTTTTTCATATCGTTTCTGATAAAAAGAAAAAACAAAAAAAGAACCAACAAGGAACTGAAAAAACCACCTTGCCACACATAAATCATATCGCACCCCTTTCATATAATCTTGGGAGCATTATATGACAAAAAATGTAAATGTTGAACTAAGGTTTGATGCTAAATTAGGCAAACTTCCACAAACAGAGGAGGTGTTAAGGGGTATTGATAGAGAGGCTCAAAAAGCTACAGGAGCTCTGGATAAACTCAAAAATAAGTTAGATACATACGCACACCCTCTCCAATCTCTAGCAATTCTTAAAAACATAACAAGCTCTATTTATGATGGAGTGAGTGGAGTCATCCAAGAATCTATCCATCTCAACTCAATCTTAGAACAACAAAAGCTCTCTCTAGCTTCTCTTGTCACTCTCAACCACCAAAATGTCAATTCCCTAGGGCACGCAATCAATGCGAGTGATAAATGG